CCAACTTGTGTAATAAATGTCTTAGGGTCTTTAAAGAAAGTAGGTTGTGTTAATGAACCATCAGAACCAGTAGAGAATGTTGGGTTAGAACTAAAATTAAATTTCTTGTTGTTTACACGAACAAAGTAATTTGTTGAACTAATTTCTTCTTCTCTTCTTGCTTGAAAACTTGAACCAGAAACGATAGCGTTAAAGAACGCTTGTGGTCTGTTATCAAAAGTATTTGGATTTCTTGGATTTACTGCTAATCCACCACTTACTTCTGTTTTATTTGCGTTTAATAAAATCAAACCTAAGTCAGGATAAAATAATCCGAATGAACCTGGTGAATCTTCATTTGCTGCTGCAGTGTGAACTCCGTTTGCAATAGAACCACTAACAACATTGAATACTCTACCACCTTCTCCAACTGTTGTTGTTCCACCTGCACTACTATCATCAATTAGTGATAGTTTGTCATCAAACATTTCAGCGTGCATATTACCACTTAGTTTTAACTCCCAATTACCTGGGTCAATCTTTTCTCTTTGTCTTGCTCTTTGGAATGCTACGAAGTAAAAGTCTTTATCACCTGAACCTGTTGTGGTTGCCGTGAAAGAGAACCTTTCAGTATTAGGTGCTAACAATATATTTCTAAATTGTCTGTACATAGCTGCACTATCTCTATTACCACTATTTAGTTTTGTTGTATTACCAATAGAACCACTACCTTCTAAGTGAGCATATCCAATAGCAAATTGAACTTCTGCTGAACCTGAAAGATTTGGGTCTTCATTGTAAACATCCAAGTAAGAACCTGTTTGTTGTCCAAAATTTGATTGAGTGTAATAAGCTGTTAGTTCTCCTGAACCACCTGTCCATAATCCACTCGATATAGTAGTCTTCTGATTTTCTACTACATCATTTTCGATATCGAATCTTTGAAATGACATATTTTATTCCTTATGTGCTTGGGTCTTTCTTGACCGTGACTGGTATTACTATTGTTGCTCCTGAGTCTACACCTTGAACAACAACATTAGTAGTTGTGTCGGATGTGATAGATTTCGCTATAATGTTAATAGATTTACCTGTTAAAGTATCTGAACTTTTCTTAGCTCCTTCGTTAGTAAAAATTGCAGTTGTTGCTCCTTTACCAAATGGTAGTTCATCTAACTCTTTAGCAATCGGTGAAGGTGCTGACGCTCCTGCTCCTGAAGCTGTTGCTCCTGAACCAACCAATGTAATTCTAGCTACATCTGTGTTCTGTAAAGTAAACACATAAGCGCTGTCAGGACTATTAGTTGTATTAGGTGTAATAGTGCTTAAATCTCCAACATTACTTAGTGTAAGTGATTCTGAACCAACTGAAATTTTTGGTAGTTTGTTTGTTTCTTTTGGAAGTGTGATAAGTTTATATCTCATCAACTGATTCTCATCGACAAACGCTTCCAATAATGGCATGTTTTCAATTACTGCCGCATAAAAATTTGACCCGTTTGGGTGTGATGTGTCATAAAGACTATAATCGACCTCGTCATCTGCTAATGCAAATTTCGTAATTTTAAATTCGTTCTGCCCTCTTGCCAAAAGTTCACGACCTTTTTTTGTCAAAATAGCATCTACTGTTATACTTGTGTTGTCTAAAAATCCCATTTATTTTACTCCTGTGGAAGTTATATAACTATTCTTAATCAATAATAAATATAAGAAAGTTAAATTTTCCATTGTTTTTATTCTGTTCTTAGTTTACTAATATCGGAATCTTGTGTTACTATTGTTGTTGGTGCTACTTGATTAACTTCAATAGGTTCTTTTCCGTCAATAGTATTCTCTCTTGTTAGTGTTACACCTTGATAAAAAGTTCTAAATAATGATGAATCATAAGCTACACTTTGGAATTCACTCTTGTCAAATGATGAACTATATGCCAATGTCGGGCCAATAGAAGCACTTTTTGAACTTGAGTAAAAGTATACTTTTTCTTCATTTATTTCTGCAAATCTTGATTGACTGATATTAGGTTGTAATACTTCAGTAAATACTTTGTTACTTGTACCTGGCCCATCCTCAACACTAGCCGTTGCATATAAAGTTCCGTATTCAGTCTTAGGGTCTATCTCGTTTAGTTTCATTATTGAACGATTTCCTAAGAATCCCATAGAAGAACCAGTGTCAAAAAATGCTAAATTAATTTCACTATTATAGGTATTATATTCACCTGCTACTTCAAAATAATTATCTTTTGAACCTGTTATGTATCGTGTAACTTTTAACCCATCTTCAAAGTGATTTGCATTTTCAAAGTATTGATTAGTAAAACTTGCTCCTTCACCTATCACTACTTTTGAGCGTTCTAAGATATTAGGTTCGACTAAAATACCAAGTGTTGAATTAGCACGAGCTGGTAATAATTCTTTGACTTGTGTAAATACACTTGAGTCATAAAAACTTAATATTCTGAGATAGTCAAAAAAGTTATTTGTTTTATGATATCTTTTAAAATACTCTTGTCTTAAATCTCTTAAAGAATTATACTCTCGTTTGAATTGGTCTCGTGGGTCTCCGATGTAGTCATCAAAATTAAAATCAGCTACACTATAAACAATATCTTCATTTACTACATCAGTTGGTGAAAAGTAAACTCCTAATTTATTACTATCGATTGGTGCAAAATCATTTGATGATATTTCATTTCTTCTGTTTGTTCCAAGAATTTTTCTACCATCATCATCTTTTGGTATAGTGTTATCTTCAATTCTTATCTTGGTTGCACTTCTACGGCTTGGGCCGATATCTGGTACTCTTAACTTTTCTTGGTCTACTAATGTTCGTGAGAAGTTTCCTGTAAATCCGTTAACATCAACACTATGTGATTCATAACTTAAATCGTGTGCGGTGTTAGAAGCTGTAGCTAATGTTTGTAAATTTTTGTTTTCATTTAATTCATAACGAACTAATAACTTATCATATGATGACGAATAGTGATTTCCATTGTATGCCTTTGGTACTCTTGTATGATTATCAAATATACTCTGTGATAAAGGTTCTGACCATAGACGATATTCCATTAACGAACCACTAAATTGTGTACCGAATGAACTACCACTACCACCAAGGTAAACGTGTCCACTTGAAGTGAATGCGGCATTTATAGCCGATGATGTAATCTCCATACTTGCACTATCACGATAAACAATTCTTTCTCTCGTGGATTCATAATATCCTGTTGTAAGTTCAAAAGAAGAACTTGCGTGTATACTATCATCATCAAATTCTAATCCATTACTTGCTGACTTTCTTGTCAACATAACTGACCAAAATTCATCATTGTAAAATTTTTGTAGTGATGAAGTAACATAATTTACACTTCCGTCTGAACCACTAATGGTAAACCTTAAATATCCATAATCGTCTGTTGTTCCGTTATCTTGTAAAGATATAGCAAAGTTATCATCTTTTTGTAATAATACCATTGAACCTGATGAACCAACACTATAAGGTGTTCTAAATCTAACTTCTATTGTATCAGGTATTAGTCCGTCTGATGCTGCTTTCCAATTTGATTTAATGTATTGTGCAGCTCTAAAATCTGTGGCTCTTGTAAACTTTCTTTTTATTTCATAATTTATTTGTGTACCTTTTTGTTGTCCACCATATTCACGAGCTCTCAACATAGAACTTGGAATACCATAACAATTTAATAAACCTGTTATCGCCCTTCTTGTTCCTTTTGTTTTTAAGAAGAAAGGTAAGTTTGCTAATATTCTTTTCCATATTTCTTCCGTTACTTCTTCTTGTGGTGATTCTTTTGTAGATGTTCCGTCCACATCTTTACCCAACAAATACTCAGGTAATTTTATCAAATCATTACCTGTAACTAAATTGAGTCCAAGTGCTTGTGCATAATGTGCAGCTACATCTTTAGAAATACCCTCCGATAACTTTTCTACTCTAACATTTAAATCTGTAATTGATTTTGTGTATGTCCAAATCTCATCAAATTGTTGTCCTACCATATCCATAAATTCTAAGAATACATTATTTTCAGTATCTTGATTAACGTGAAGTGGTAAAGAATTTCTAAATGAGTTCATATTACCTTGGTCATATATAGAAGCACTTTCAATCATAGTGTTGTACCAACTAACCGCAGTAGCGTCAGCTGAGTCTAATGGAAACAAACTTGTTATTCCATTTTCGTTGACTGAACTTGATTTTGGCCAACAAGTGTCGTGAAATTGTCCTGCTGATGAACTTGCATAAGATGAACTTTCAAAATATAAAAAGTTTTCATACGGGTCAAAAGAGTTTATAACTCTTTGTTTTTTCTTGTTAATAGATGATATTGTAGATGAAGAACCTGATATGGAAGCGAGTGAAGCACTATCATCAGTATAACCTTCAATCAATTCTAATTTCTTTTTAAAATTACCAAGTCTTCTTTCTGCATTTGAAAAGTGAACAAAGTTTCCAAAGCCAGTATCATCTCTTTCAAATTGTAAATTTGATGTGGTTTTTTGATAATCAATATTTGGTTGAACATCTAACAAACTACTTGATACTAATAATCTTTCGATATCATCACTATCAGATTGCTTATTACTTAATAGTCCGTCATTTGAATTATATGTAGTACCTTGAAAGTTAATTGGATTTTCTACTGAATTTAAGTTTGGTATTCTTAAAAATATATCATTGTTTTCAGCTTTTATAAATGGTTCTAATCTAACATTGTCTTCATAATCAGGTAGTCTTTTTTCTACAAAAGTTATTTTATCATCTACCGATATGTTTTGAAGTGGTTGTTGAAATTTAAAATATTTCTTTTTTCCGTCCGTAGAAATTTTCTCATTTGTAACCAAATAATAATAATGATTATCTTTCACCATATAGGTTTTATATCTACCAATATTATTTTTTATATAATTAACTTTAAAGTTTTTAAATTTTTTCTTTCTTTCGTCTTCACCCTTATGTTGATATTTGTTTACTCCGTCATTATAAGATAAATTAACACGAATACGATTTGCGTCTAAAACTTCTGTGATTGTTGCAACATAATCTTGTGGTTTTAATTCTGCAGCAGCTTCTTGTTCTGTAAGAACTTTTTCTTGAGCCTTTAATGGTATTTTAACTTCGTCTGTTGTTTGTGCGTCAACAAGGATTTCACCACTATCTATTGGATTTATTATATCACCATTAGTTCCAAAATCAATAACTCTATCTTTTGTTCTTATTTCAGTAATATTATCAGGTCTTAAAACTTGTTGTCTAACAACATTAGTGTTTACACCATATTTTTCTCCACCTAATATATCATCTGCTAATAAATCACTTACTACCTCTTCACTTGGTAATGTCACACTTTGAACTGGCGAAGTTACTATTTCAGTTTTAGTAGTGTTGGTGGATACTTCGTAGGATTCTTGTTCACCATTTTCTTGTGTTGTTTTTGGTACATATCCCTTTGCTATATCTGAAGAACCTCCACCTGGCTCATATGAAGCATTAAGATTCTCAGATAACTCATTTGCAAAAGTTTCTGGATTAAACACGCCCGGTATTTGTGGATAATTGTAGCTATCTTTTGCCATTAGTAATCCCTATCTGCTGCTCTTTCTTGTAATGCTTGGTCTGCATAAAATTGTTCTTCTTCTGTACCAGTTTGAATTATGTCAATTAAATCTTGTGTAGAGTAATCTAATACCGATTCGTCAGTAAGATAAGCATCAATAAATGTTGATGATTCATCAAACTCATCTGTTTCGTCTGCTAAATCTTCATTAGTTACATCTTCATTTCCTGTAACTTTATATAGTCGTGGTATAATGATTTGTCCACCCACCATATTCTGAGTAAATCCTCTATCTTGACTATTGATATCAAACTCTAATACATATGGATTATCATTGTTAAATTTTATTTTACCACTATTATCAGAACTCATTGGTTTATATTGTATTAATGAATTCATTTCCATAAGGTCATTTTTATAATCACTATTAGGAACAAATTGGTCAAACTTTACTGACGCTTCAGTATTATCTTGTGAAATTTCATCTATTAAATATTTTTGCTCTTGGATATAAACTTCTTTTTGTTCTCCACTTTGAGTTTCACCCTCAATAGATTTAAAGTATCTAACTTCTCCGTTGATAATTTTTCTTTCAAACTTACCTGTTATTTCTTTACCACTATTATCTACAAAGATAGTTTTTGTTTTACCAGCTAATCTTCTTAAAAATTTATAAACAACTCTAAATTCACCTTGTCTAAGTCCCATATTTCTAAGATGTTGACCTATGTTAATATCAACAAAGTCATCATCAATATTAACTTCTTGAAGTGTAAGAATTTTAGTTCCTATAAGAACATCATCCAAACCATAAACACATAAAACGATATAGTCATTAGTAAGGTCTCTACCAAAACTACTATATAACTTTTGTTGTTGATAGTAAGTTTGTTTTTCTTTTGGTGTGAATCCGTATTCTCTTGCCATTATACATCTTTAACATATGGTAATTCTAATCTCAACCATAGTCTTTGTCCTTGTAGTGTTCTATACAAATGATTTTCAATTACATCATCGTATCTAAATTGTCTTAAATCTTTTTTCATTTCACCTAATCTACTTTTACTTATACCTCTAACTTCTCTTTTTTTATTTTCTCTAAAGTTTTCCCAACCTTCAGCATTACGACCTTTTTTATCACTCCTATTTTCTGAGAAAAATTGTTTTATTTTTTCGTGTAGTAAGTCTGTTGAGATTGAAGGCGTATAGTCTTGACCAAAATATTCATTTATAAATTGTATCAAGTAGTCTCTATTTGTGTTTTGAAATTGTATTGTTTCTTCATCCGTTTCTGAAGTTTCGGTGGTTTCGTTTGTGGTTTCATTTTGACTTGGATTGAATTGTGAAGGTTCAAAAAAAGTAAATTCATTATCAACATCACCTGCAAAATAACTTTGTTTTTTTTCTAACCTAACTTCTTGAAATTCATCTTCTAATGCTACACCCTCAATAGAGCTTTCAAACGAAACAAGAGTTCCATCTTCATCTCTTATTGGTTGTTTGGCATCGTACGAACCAGATATGTTTAATCTATTTCTTAAAGTATTAATTCTGTTTTGATATTCTAAAACATCACCACTCAGAATATTTTCATACAATTCTGATTTCTTTTTTGCTTGTTCTCTTAAATAAGGCATTATCTCACCACTCTAAACTCATAGTTATCATCATAGTAGTTTATTTGTTCATCAAGAGTTCCACTTCCACTAACCACCTTAATACAAAAACGATAATTTCTTTCTGCTTGGAATCCATTCATTTGAACTCGGAAAAAGTTTCCGTCTGAATCACAACTGATTCTTGAACCACTACCATATGGTACGATTACTTCTTCAGTATCTGCGTCTTTAATTTCATATTCAGTAGAACTACTTGGTAAATACTTTACTGTAAGTTCAGTTGGTGTCGCGTCAAAACTTGATGAAGGATAAAGTTCTCTACCCACTACTCTAAATTTAACGATTGAATTTTCTTTATATTCCTTTCTCATATTTTTAAAATATACTTTTAATCTTTCTAAGTCCGTTGAACTTAGTGCTGATAAACTTCCCGTTGACCAAGAACTATCATCCCAAACTACTTCTAATTTAGGTGGATAGATTGTATGTGTTTCACGAGAAAAATATTTTAGATTACCTAACCTTGAACTATCACCCTCTTGACCTGTATTAAAATCAAACATAGAAGAACTTGGATGGTCTCCGTGAGAACCACTATCTTCTCTTTTAACAATAAAGCCGTTGTTCGGGTATACTGAACTTGAGTAAATATGATTATTAACTAAGTCAGTTACATCTGCTCTTATATCTTTTTTATCAAATGTTAGATTGTATGATGATGATACTTCATATTGTCCGTCTACACTTGCTGTAAACCAAGCACCTCCGTCTGTCAATACTGAACCTGTTACCCAAGGTGTTTTCGCCTCGTGGTCTCTGTATTGATAAGTTGCTCCATCATCCGTCACTGGATTGTGGTCAAGTTTACCTGTACCTTGTTTCCAACTACCACTAACCATATAAATATGAACTGGTTGTTCTGCTTCAACTTCTTCTGATGTAGCGTCGTAAAGGTTTAAATAATATTTTGCAGTGGAAGGTATTTTTCCGTCTTGTATTGATTTAGATATAAAACTTAAATCAAAGTCAATTAATATTCTTGATACATTTTGTACATTACCATTATTAGCAACTACTTTATTGATTTCTAATATTTCATCTAAACCTGTATTTCTTGATGCGGTTGTACCACCTGAATAAAGTGTTGTATCTCTTTTACCAAATTCAAAATAATGCATTATCTATCTCCTACTACTTTACCCTCAATATCTGTATTAGGGAATTTAAGTTCAAATATACTTGGGTCTAATGACGGATATATGATTCCATCTTTTGTAGCTGATGTTATATCATATACACTACCACTATATCCATCTGCAGTTCTAACTTTATTTTCAATCAATATTAACTCTTTGTTAGGATTATTTTGTTCTGGTGGAACAACTGAAACTACTCCGTCCACCAATGAGATTTGATACGCTAAATCACTTAACACGATTGGTTGATTGATTTGCCACTTTTCTATTTGGAAAAACTCTTTTACTTTTTGTATTGCTTTGAACAATACATCATTTTTATTGTATCCTCTTTTTACCACAATATTAAATTTAACACCAATGTTAATTATATATCCATCTTTTAAATTTATACCATCTGTCAAGACACGATATTGTGACAAATAAGTTCTTAAGTTTTGTTTTACTGCTTGGTTAATCTCTACTAATTTTTTGTCTTTGTCATAACCTAATAAATACATATTTAGTGCTAATGGATTAGGAATAGGTGTTTCATTTCCTGTTCTTACTATTTCACCATTGATAACTTGTATTTGTCCTTCTTGTTCTAATTGTTCATCTTGAACAACATAAGCTTTTGCTATGTTTCCAAACTTTTGTGGTAAAGAATAAACTCTTGTTATGTAATCTGCTCTTGTAACCGCTCTGTTTTGTGCATTGAAATAAGCTGCAGCATTTTGTCTGATTTCTGAAATAGGTTCTTCACCTGCCCCACCAGATGCTGGCTCTTCATTATTTACACTTAAACTATTTTCTGATGTTGTTTGTTTAGTAGCATCTAATCCTGTTGTGGATATTGTATATGTTTTTCTCTTAAATCTGTTAATAGAATTTGAACGAACATTATCTTCTACTGCACCACCATAATTATAGTTTATAGTAAGTGTTGTATTACTTGGTGCTAATCCAAATGTTTGTGTCTTTAAAAAATTTGTTGGGTCAAATGACTCGTCTAATCTTGAAACACCAAAACCTAATGATGAACCTACATTATCAGGATTTGGAATTATTTCCTCATCAGCATTATCACTAATACCTGCTCCAAATTTTAATTCCATTTTTCCGTCATCACGAACATATGTGGTGAATCTTCTAGCTGTTTTGATAAGTTTTAATAAATAAGGTGTATCGTTTTTATATTGTGAAAGTTCAGGGTCATTAAGTGTTGAGTTTTCCTCTGAATCAAATACAGTGTCTTGAGCCAAAAATGGAACTTCATAATATTTGTTGTTGTTACTATCTACAACTGATATAATATTATTTACTCCAATTTCGGATAAAACTAATTTATCAAACTTTTTAGCATTACCAAAAGTAAATGTTTCTTCTTTTCTTGTTCCAGATTTTGCCATTACTTCTTTTGTTAATCTAAATGTTGGAACTTTACCAGATGTAGGTGCTATCGCTTCAACTTCCATTTTATCTAATGAACTTGATGTGGTAAAATTAACATCTTCTAATAATGTAAACTCTACACCTGTTTCTGATTCTACCGTAGAGTCTGCACTCAATATACCTGCATATGTTAAATCTGGTTCTGCGTCAAATGCACCTGATTCTTCTTTTGCAGGAACATCAACTGAAACTTGTAATTTTACAGTTGATGGTGTTGCTAATCTTGGTTTATATCCGTATGATTGTGCAATTGCTAAAACATTTTTTCTTTCTTCTGCAAATTGTAAAAGTGTTTCTCTAAATTGGTTATCGACATAGTAATTTAATGTATCACCTACATAAGCAGCCATTTCAACAAACATCATACCTGGCGACGCTTCATTAAAATCATTAAACTGATTTGGAAAATATGATTTCGCAAATTCAATTAAATTCTCTCTGATGTTTTTAAAATCTCTACCGAGATAATTAACTTCTTTCTGTATTACTTTTTTGTTTGTACCATAATCTGGCATTACTATTCTCCAATATTAAAATTAAATGTAAGTGTATCTAAAGCATCAGGTTCAAGACTTGTAGAAAACTCTATTGAAACATCCACTTGATTAGTATCAGTCAACTGAACAACAAAAACATTGTTTATGTTGATATATGGTAATTGAACTCCAACTACCTCTCGTATTTCTTCTTCTATTCTTGTGGGTATGTTACTACCTTGGTCAAACACAATATCCAAAAGTCTCGAACCAAAGTCTGGCTGCATAACTCTTTCACCTTTAGATGTTAGTAAAAGATTTCTCATATTAGCTTTTGATTGTTCTAATATAGTTTTTGTTTTAAAGAAAAATCCTTCAGGACTAAATCCTAATGGATATCTTATTCCAATAAAAATATCATCATTTCTATCTTTTTCTCTTACACTTGCCATTTTTTATTAAGGTCTAAAATTACCCTCACCCTTTTTCTTTTTATCCATCGCTTTCATCAAACCTGAGTAGTCTCGTGTTAATGCATTTTGAACATCTTCAGGAACTGCGTCTACTGAAACACCTGCTTTTTTGATTGAATCAACTGCTGCCATTTCTCTCGCTCTTTCTTTATTTTGTCCCATACCCAAATCACCATAACCTAATACATCTGCCATATTGTCAGAACCTAATACTCCACCGCCTAATGAAGGCCATTCTTCTTGTTCTTGACCTTGACTACCTAATGGTTTTGTTTGATTCAATACTTCGTTCAACGCTTTGTTTTTCGTGTATTGTTTTTTAGGTTTTTGTTTAACTACTTTTGGTTTTGGTTTAGAAATAGTTTCTGATAAACTAATTTCTTTTTCGTCATTAATAAATATCTCACTCAGTTGTTTTTTGATTTCTTTACGAACAACTAATTCGATTATTTTTACTAACTCATTTTTTTTCATTATTTACTCCTATTCAGTAATTCACTAAGTTTTACTATTTGTGATAATTGTTTTGCGTCTTGTTCTGCTTGACCTACTTTTTGTAATAAGTCATTAATTTGTGGTGAACCACCATTATCAAAATATCTTCTTAAATCTTCTCCATTAGCACCATCTGCTATTACATCTCTTAAATCAGATGAGTCTAATGGTGGATTATTTGGGTCTGCGTCATACTCATCTAATACTTGTATAATTTGATTAGTATCAACATCTTTTAATTCTTCACCTGCTAATAAGTCTGCTATACCATTTAGAGCTGCAGCAGATGCTACTACACCTGCAACTTGTGCTTGCATTTTATCAACTTCTAATCTTGCTTTTTGTGCGTCTTCTAATAATTCATCTATATCATAATTTTGTTCTACATTTGGTAAATCAATTACCACTGGTATACCAAGTTCTTTTTTTAATCGATTTAAAGAAATGGTTTCAAACTCTTGGTCTGGAACAAAATCTAATTTAATAAATTTTTCTATCAACTCTAACATATCTTTGATAGCATCAAACTTTATTTTCATACCCAACATAAAACTTGGATTAGGTATTCCACCTGGTAATGTTGGTGGTAATATTAAATATGCTAATGATTGTATTTCTTTTTTAAAAAACTCTATGGTTGGTTTTATTATACCACCCAACTCTAATAATCCTTTTGGTAAAATTTTATTATCAGGGTCATTTAAATCTTTTTTTATATCTGATTTTTTTCCATCAACAAAGTTGTTAACCATATCTTTTGTTACAAGTTGCATTTGACCTTGATTGTGAATCTCAATATTGTTACCTCTAATAAATACTTTACCTTGTGCAAAAATACCAATATCTTCTTTTTCTGCATTCAACACGATTCTATCTGAATTTAAAAGTATTTGTGGTTTTGTATAATCAGTAGTAAATCTTCTACGACCATCAAGCCCCTTCGTGTTTACTGAATCTGATTTTTTAGCATAAGTTTTTGTTGGTTCTTTATAATCTATTTTTTCATTAGTTGTCATATGAATCATAGAAGAAGAAACTTGAGAAGCTGATACTTGTGCTTTAATCTTTACATTTGGTGAAAATAAATTTCCATCCTTTTGATTACTACCCAAAACAATAGAATTACCAAACCTACCTTGAATAGCTGTATCACCTTCATCAAGATTTTCTTTTGGTTGTAATGTGTCCACGAAATAATCACCTTGTGTATAAACATCAATTTCTTTCTCACTATTCAATACTCTTTTGTAACCTTCATAAGAACCAAAATCATTAACCGTACTTACATTGAATCTTTGAAAATTAACTTTGTCTATATCTCTGTTTAGTTTACCAAAGTAATATCTTTGTCCGTCAAATTCCATTCCTAATACAACTTCACCAACAACTGGCATTTGTAATATATTAGAATCAAGTGGGAAAAATTCTTGTAGTTCATCAACATTATCCCCTTGTTCAGATTCTATATATCTACCGAGTATTGCTCCTGGTCCTGATAAGTTTGGGCCAACTTCTTGCACACCACCTTCTGTTAATTGAGTTGGACCAGTTGTTCCGTCTTCAGGATTAGCATCAACAATTCTATAAATGTCCACCACCTCAACCGCTTCTAACTCATAAAATAATTCTTCACCACTTAATTGGGCAAGTTTATTTTTCAGTCCATCTGCAGTGAGTAACTGATTTTCTAAAGGATTCGGTTCTCCACCACCACCTTTCTTTTTTATGTTTGACATTAGTTCCCTTTGTTGATTGACTCCAAGACTTCGTCTTGTTTCGTTTGTAACTCTTGAACATCGGATTCAATGGCATCCATAAGTTGTTGCTTTTCTCTATCGGATAAACCAAACTCTTCGCCTGAATCTGACACTCTTTTTTCTGCTGCTGTAATTCTTTGAACGATTGTTGCTAACTTGACAAGTTGTTCATCGTTCTTAACATTGATTTCTAAATACTCTTTTAGCATAGGGATAATCTGAACGGCTGTATCTCCGTCCTTAATAAATCCAACCACCTCTTTCATCAATACTTCTAATTGCTGTTTATTGGTTTTGGAATTATCATAAATGTCTTTAAAGACATCAGATAGGGTTTTACCCTCGAATATTTCGTAATCATTTGACATAGTTTTTACCTAACAATAAATATACGATAGTTAAAAAATAGGGATATATATTTATATACTCTTTAATTTTTTCAATATTCGCTTATAGTTATTATACGACTTGGTAAAACAAGTCAGTTAGAGTAATAAAAGGGGGAAACACTATGAAAGACATCATAGGAATGGTCAAAGGATATGTAGATGACTTAGTTCAACTACTTATGTCTTTGATATCCATAGGGGTCATTTGCGAAATTATATTCGGAAGTGGTTTCTTTGGTGTAAATGTTATTGAAAATATAACCTCAATTATCGCAATGTTTGGTGACAAAGGATTTGTCGGATTACTTGCATTGTTGATACTAATGGGATTATATAAGAAATAAAGGTGGAATTAAAAAGGGGCGAAAATATCGCCCCTTTTTTTTTACAATATATCCCAACTACCTGTATACTTGGTTTCTATACTTCCTGTGGCCAAGTAATTCTTTTGTAAATTATTGTGATGTTTTCTTAACACATTTATAACACGAGTAATATGTTGTGTGTTAGAACCTGTCATTTCTCTAATCAAAATATATAGAGCTTTCTTGTTGAAGTTCTCAATGTTTTGACGATTCTCCATTAAATACAATACTGAATTAGCAACATCAATATCTTGTTTTCTTTTAAATACAGTGGTTAAGTTATTAGTCCAATACTCAATGAACATATCCATATATTCTTTTTTAGCATCCAACAAATCTTCTCGAGCTGATTCTGTGATTGGGTCTCGTTTGTAATCAGTAACTTCCTCACCTTGATGTTGTTTAAGTTTTTTGTAATTATTGTTATTGTGTAGAATCAAATAGTTCTTAGCAACAATACTGAAATAACTAAATGCTTTTCCCTTACCCTCGGTAAACTTATGCATATTCATATACAAGAAACTAACTACCTCGTGTTTAACATCTTCACTCGG